GCCCTCCCTGGATTGTTCGGCTTCAGGATCAGGTGGAAGTTGTTGGTGACGTCGGACTCGCCGATCGCCTTGAACCATTTGAGTCGCTTGTTCTGGAAGAAATCGCCGAAGTCGATCATGAAGTCCGCGTACCAGTCGATGCCAGCGATGGCGTACGGATCGGAGTCCGCTGGCTGGTAGACCTGATCGTCGTAGAAGGTCAACGTAGTTGCCGTGTTACCAGCAATGCGTGTACGGTAGAGATTCGCCGTACTGATATCGTACCAGTAGCAGTAGAGACCTTTGTACTCGTCAGTCGTCCATGCCTTGCTCGTATCTTGCAGCGATGTAGCTCCATGAGTTCCCAAGGCTGTGCCTGCAAGCACAGCGATGGTGTCCTGATTCCCGTCGTAGGTCCCGCTATCGAGCTGCACGAGGAATCCTCGGGACGTCCCGTAGAGACCAGGTTCGTCGTTCTCATCCTCGACTTCCAGGATGGAGTCAAGGTCGATGTCGTACCGGCTCCAGATCCCTTGGGAAATGTCGAAGACCAGGGCCATGTCGTTCCGCGACGCCGAGGACGATGAGCAGGCAATCCAGAGTTGGTTCCGGGAACGGTGGATGGCCACCGATGCGTACTTGAGTCGGCCGGAGCTGAGCCCGGTCCGGATCGTCGTCTGGATGGACGGCCGGTTGGTCTGTGTCGGGCTCGATAGGTTCAGGGCGTTGTAGCCATCCCAGAGAAATACGTCACGCTCGGAGACGAAGAACTGGCCGGACTCGAACGGTATGACCGCCATCGGCCCGACGCAGCCTGTGTCCTTGCTGAGGTAGCTCGGGAAGAATGGATCCGTACTTGAGCCCGTGAAGGTGATGGCCACGCGGCCATCCCGGAAGTGAGCCAGGAGCTGGTTCAACATCGGCTTCAAGCTGGTGCAGGCGTCGCCGGTGTCCAGGTCAGCGTCCACGTAGTCCACGGTCTGGTCGAAGCTGTCGAGAGCTCCGGCATCCGAGAAGTAGATGCGGGTGGGATTCTCACTCTGACCAGCGACCCAGAGCCGATCTTTCCACGTCGCCACAAGGCTGCCCTGGGGGGCTTCCTCGTTGATCGTGAAATCTGCCAGGGTGGTCCCAGTAGCTGATGGCCCGTCGATTCCTCCTGACGGAGCGTAGGTGACGGTGGTGTTGTCCTCCACTGTGGCGATGAGATAGATGGGAGGCGCATCAGCAGCACTACCAGTGGTCGCAACAGCGGTTGCCCATATCCTCCGCTGGTTCACCTGCTTGTCCGCCGATACCGGAAGCTCGATCGTGGTGATCTGCTGGTTCAGTGTCAACGTTTGCAGCACCCCAGGACTCGGATTCGATTCCGTCCCGCTCTCTGCGTTCCTGTACGTCACATAGATGTAGTAATCGCCGGCAGCAAAGGCCCCGCCTGCACCTACTGTAGTGATGACTGGAGTCGCTTGGGGGGCTCTGATGCCGACGTATCTTAACTTGTCGCCATCATAGACCATCGGCCGCTTGCCGTTGTCGGAAGCGAGAAACACCCGGTCACTGTACTGAGCAGCGGTCCACAGCGTGCCTTTCACTAGACCACCACTGAACAGTTTGATGCTACCGTTCGAAACATTCACGGCGTATAGCGATGTCCCGGAGACGATCAGCATCTCACGCTTCAGACTGCCGAGAGAGTCGAACCTTCTGTAGTCGTGGACGAGTTGACAGAACGGTGGATCGTAGGGATCCACCATGCCCTCATCCCTGGAGAGGCCGAAGCCATCTTCAGGGTAGAGTTGAGCTGTCGTCGTCTGGCTGCCCACAGTGCGCAGTTGGGTGCCTTGGCCATCGTCGAGCGGCAGACCAGCAAGCATGGTGTAGAACGCTGACACTGCTCCGGTCTCCTGGCCCCACGGAGGCTGGTGTTGGGCTGGGAGCGCGGCAAAGCCAGCGGCGTTGGCCTTGATGGCATAGACCGAGTCGATGACCCCGAAGGCCGTTGTCCCTCGCGTTGCGGGAGGCACGACTGAGATATCGGAAAACTTGTCCCCGATGCACCAGTGCGCGCTTCTGGCGGCCGCCGAAGGGTCGATAGGTGCAGTGATGACAGTGTTTGTCGTGTAGGTCGTGTATCCGCCCGCAGCAGTCTCTACGAATGCAACCAGCTCTACTACATCGTCTACTGGAGTGGCGGTGGGATGCTGATAGAGTCGGAGGTTGATGCGGATACGCTTTCCAACGTTGGCTTCCGCCGACAAGGTGAGACTGCTCAAGGTCAGCGTCGGGTGGAGCGTCGTGCCGTCGTAATACTGCCCGATGATCCTGTCGCTCAAGACCGAGATCGCTATCGGGGCGGGATTCGTTGCGTCTGTTCCAGCCCAGAGGAGCGTCTGATTCCGAACTGTCGTTTCGTTGGCAGCCAGAAGTGGTACATACAACAGAGAGACAACCCAGTTTCTCCCTCCCGAAATGTCGTTGGTGAAAAGGTCTCCAGCGGTGTTGGAGGCAACGTTGGCAACCCTCCAGTGGACGAAGCCGCCGTAGTGCGCTGGAGCGACAAGGGCTCCGGGATCAGAAGATCCGGCGAACTGGAGCCCTGAAACCCCGTTGACAAGGTCTCCGGTAAGCCAGTTGGTTCCCTCACCAATGGCGTAGCCGTCGTTGGCGTTGGGGCTGGAATCATCGAGAGTAATTCCGATTCCATCATTGCACTTCCAGTAGCCGATAGCTGTGAGGGCTTCATCCGTGGTGAGTTCCCTGGTGTAGACCGACACGAACGATGGCTGCGTTGCTCCTGTCGTCATATCCATCCGCAGTTCAGCGATGGAGAACGCTCCGTAGTCCGTATCCCTGACAGTCCCGTTGGTGGTACTGACGCCGATGGTCCACGGATTCGAGTTGGTGATCCAGGATCCGATGACGAGCGTCTGGGCGGTGCCTACCGTGGCTCCAGCGTCATCCCTCACGGTGAAAGTGTAGGTGTTGGTGGCAGCGTCGGTGATGACGAGGGTAAGATGCCGGAAGAGGCCGACGATGCCGGCGCTGGAGCCGTTGCCATCGTTGACGGTCACGTTCCTAAGGGTGCCAGCCGTGTTGTCGTAGACCCTGAGCCGCCAGCCTCCGTTGTTGGTGTTGATCGTGGGGTCGTAGGTGATCCACAAGAACCGGCTGGTGGTCGTTCCTGACCCTTTGGAGATGATGGTCTTCTCGGCCGCGGGGAAGCGTTGCTTCTTCACGCAGCAGGAGAGGTAGAGCCTGTCGCTGGCCCCTGGCTGGTACGCCGAGAGGTGCTGGATGATGATAAAGTCGTCCAGACCATCCAACTGCACCGACGAATCCTTGAACGCTGTGCTCGTAATCCTGGTGTGACCGTTCCTGCGCTCCAGCGCCCGGTTGGCGAACTCGACGTTCCTGAGATCAGGGCACTCGATCCGCGTGAGGTTGACAGGGATGGAGCGGTCGCTGAGACCAGCGAACCTGTCGATCGTCGCGTAGACGGGTCTAGAACCCATAGATCACACTGAGGGCACGTCCTCTCCTGCCGTGATGGTCGTTTCGAGGGTCCCTGTCCGGCTCCGGAATCCCCTGTACGGCCTGTTCTGGACGATGTTCCCGATGACGGGATGATTCGTGAGCAGGATCCTCTTCAGCATCTCCTGGTAGTCGGCCTTGTAGGACAGGAGCAAGTCCCTGGACAGGCACTGCGGGAACTGGATGACAGCTCCGAGTACGAGCAGGCGGTGGTACTCGATCGGGAAACGGCGGTCGATCACATCGGTGTCAGCAGCACCGATGATGTCGTCCGGCAGGCCGAAATAGCTGTAGACCAGCGTGTAGCCGGAATCAGGCTTCGGCGTCACCCTGAACGTGAACAGGCCGCTGTCGTGGTCCCTGCCACGGAGCGTGTAGTACCTGGGGCGCGACTCATTCGAGAACCTGTTATCAAGTTCGAGGCGATCGTAGTCCTGCTGGTCGAACCAGATGAGTGTCCAGTTGGGCGAGTCCGTGAACTTCACGCCAGGCTCGATGATGGCATGGAAGTCGTCCGGCATCGTGTAGTCAGACACGCTCTTGGCAAGCTGGAGGACGGATTCGACTCTGAAGGCAGGATGATGCGCTTGGGCGATCGTCGTCTGGACGATGTAGTCGAGGGCGTACTTGATCTCGGTGTCTAGCGAGGTGTCAGTGACACCGATGCCGATGAGGAACGTCTTCACCCTCGCAACGATGTTGCTGATGGTGAGGGTTTTGTACGCCACCGGTTACATCCTCAGGCGGGGGTCACGTCCGGGATCAGGGTGCCGTTCACGAGCCACGTCCTGACTTGCCGGATGTCGTCCTTGGAGAGGTCTTTCCACGGCTTGCCGATGCGCTCGGAGGCGATCGCCTGCACCTTCGACCACGCGATGCCGAGCTTCTGCGCCCTGTCCATCGTGGCCTTGATGAGCGGGCCTTTGCCGTATTCCCTCGGAGGGGTGTCGTCCTCCTTGTCGATCCTGGCTTCCGTGACCTTGGCTGGGCTTTCCACGCTGGCTTCTGGGTCCTGGTAGACGTAGAGTGGCCTGGTCTTCTCGATCTCGTCTTGGAGCGGCTTGCTCTTGAGGCAGCGGATGGCCGGGCTTCCGAGGGCTTTCTGGATCCACTCCGGCCGCAGGTTCTCTGGCCCGACGAGCTTGATGGTAGCTTCCGCCTGGGTGCAGTCCGTCCGCTCCATGATGTCGTAGATGGCGTCCACGTCGTGGTAGGTGAGCCTGGCGACCTCATGGTCGTAGGTCCCGTAGATCCCGAGCGATTCCTGGGTCTCCATGTCCCACTTCTCAGCGTGCTGGTGGACGTGTCCGTGTCTCGTGTCGAACCACCAGTGCAGGTTCTCGAAGGGGATGGCTGGCTTCTCGCGCCAGTTCAGGTTCTCCCAGGGCCGGCCGATGCGCTTCTTGGTGTCGGTCCGCTTGTCGATGACGTTGGGCATTCTAGATGACTCCGATCAGGAGCAGGAGACGTTCCCACAAGGAAACGTGGTTGGGGTCTTTCGTTCTGCGCGAGCCGCAGAGGCAGCCGAACGACTTCGCAAAGCCCTTGGCCTTGGCGAACCAAGATACCTTGCGAAGCCGTCCGCACTGGATGCACCGCTTGTACTCGCGGTCTTCAACCATCGTCACATGGCCTTCACGAACACGTCGCGTGCGGCGGTGGTCCCCTGGTTGCCTTCGCAGGCGATGAGCATCGGAACGTCGCCAGCGTCGAACGTCGTACCGAGGTTGACGATCTCGCCGTTGACGGTGGTGCTGAGTGTCAGCGCCGAACCGGCGGCCACATCCGCGGTCTCGCCGGAGACCAGCGCGATGGCCGGCCCGTAGGTCGTGACCATGATGATGTCGCCATCCGCGGCAGCGCGACCGGTGAGCCCGGACGTCGTGGTCAGGGCACCGGACCCGCCGATGCCCTCGTAGATGCCCACGAACTTGTGGTCGGACGTGGCAATGTCGGCCGCGGTGGACCCAATGACGACGAGGGTGCCGTTGACGGACGTGTTCTCGTGGATGACGCTGGAACCGACCGTGATCGCCCCGTTGGCCTCGAAGATGCACTCGATCTTGTCGGCGTTGGCGAGCACCGTGTCGTTCGCGTAGGTGATGCCACCCAAGCGCGTGATCTTCATCTGTTGAGCCTCCTTGTGGAAGGTGGTTACGCCGCCAGCCCCCGATGAGCAGGGCTGGCGGTTTAGATCCCACCTGGCTGGGGAACACCCCCAGCCAAGTCCAGGTGCATCACGACGTCGGGTAGGCGTAGATGCGCGCCTGGTAGCGCGGGTTGACGCACACGAGCTGGCCCGACCAGATCATGTGCCTCGTGGAAGCGTGCTGATCGACTGGCGTGCGCGGCTCCCCGAGCACGAAGTCGCAGCCTTCCTCCACGAGCAGCTCGATGTAGTCCGTGTTGAGCAGGTAGACGTTCTGCTCCCCGTTGGTGTCGTCCGCGATGGCCCCAGTGGCATTCTGCGTCACGGCGGACTCAGCGCGGATGATGATCGCGTTCTTGTACTTCAGGTTGTCGAAGCCGAGTTCGATGTCTCCGAACTTGGCCGACTCCTTCGTGATCTGCATCTTCGTCTGGGCTGCCATCTCGTAGTCCCGGAACGGGACCTGGGACATCATGATGAGGTTCGGATGGATGATGCCCTGGCTAGCGAAGGTGTAGATGTCGAGGAGTTCCTGGAGGCCGGTTGACGGCTGCCCGTTCAGGGAGTCGTACTCGAACCGGAAGGCGGAGTTGGTATCGAAGTCAACGGCCAAGGGTTCCCAGCCGGTGCCACCTGCGGTGTCCGAAGTCCATGCAGCCTGTTGGATGGTGCCGAAGAGTTCGGCAGCCTGCCGGTACTGGAATCGGTTGGTGTGGCCGCCGACAGTACCGAGGTCGGTCGTCGGGCTGGCGATCTGCTCGATGCCCAGGATGTCGGTCGCCTTGGCGATGTTGCCCTTGAACAGGTGGGTCTCCAGCATGTCGGCAGCCGACAGTTCGGCCTGCGTGACAGCCAGTTCCACGATGTCAGCCAACTTGACGGGGTCCTTGTTCTCCTTCTCCTGCTGCCAGGCGATCGAGATGGGCCACGAGTAGTTGGCGATGGGGAAACGCGCGCCCTGGGTGAGCCGCGTGTTGGTGGTGTTGACGTTGTCGAAGTACTGGAAGGATCCTCCCAGGAGGTTCTTGGACTCCAGGATGCGGACGAGAACGTCGAAGCCGTAGACTCCGACCTTCTTGTTCTGCGCGAAGATCCACCAGGCTGGAGTGGCATCGAAGATGATCTCCTCGGCCTTGCCAGGATTCCACCACTGCTCCAGTCCAGTTGTGTGGAGGGTGTTGAGGTTCGCTGACCGGCGGGTGCCGGTCGCTGCTGCCCAGTTCGCCATGAGGTTGGTTTCCTTTTCTTGTTCGGCGAACCGCCTCAGTCCTTAGCCGCGCTAGTTTCACGCTCAGGCTGGGGCTGAGGAATCGTGGTCTACCCTTGCTGCTTCTGCATCAGCTCCTTGAAGATGTCCGCGAGCTTCCGCTTCTGCGGCTGGGGTGTCGTTCCCTTGGGAGGGGTCTGACCACGGACGAGCTGGGCCTGTTGGCGCGAAGCAGTGTCCTGGGTACGAACGGTCTGCTTCGCTTCTTTCAAGGCTGCTTCCCCCGCGACGGCGAAGAACGCCTGTTTCAGGTCCTGGATGGCCGGGTTGGCTGCCAGGAAAGAGGCAATCTGCGCCTGGTATCTGCCGGCTCCAGGATATTCCCGCTGCAACGCCTCCCAGCGTTGCCGCACGTTATCCTGGATCATGTAGTCGATGTGTCCCTTGTACGCTCTCACCGCTTCGAGTTCACGCTTGATCTCAACCAGTTCCTTCTTCACAATCCCTCTCACCCCGCGGAAAGCATCCGGTTCCAGCTTCTCGATGAAAGGCGCGTCCTCGTCCGGCTCCTCCCCATTCACAAGGCCGGACGCACCGGCTTGGGTCTGGGTCTGGCTTACGTTCTGATTGAAAGCCTGCCGGAGTTCAGGATGTCTTTGGAAGAGTCGCCATGCGGTAGCGTCTTCCTGGAGACCTTCAGCTTCCTTCCGCATCTTGGCGGCGGCCTGGGTCTTCCGGGTGTAGTCTGCCTCCATCTGCTTGTACCGCTGTTGCAGTTCAGGCGGCAGTTCATTGGGGTTGACGGACGTGAAAGGCTCTGGTGATTCAGACGCTGACTGGTCCTGGAGATCCGCCTGCTGGTCCGGTTGAGGCTGATTCGCCTCCGGCTCAACAGGAGCGGCGTCAGGGTTCAGGTCGTCTGCGTTGAACTGGTTCGGCATGGCCTACTTCTTGACCGACTTCCGGGTGTTGGTCCAACCCACGGGGATGCGACGGACAGGGCCGCCCTTCTGGCGCTCGACGCCCGCTGCGCGGGACTCGCCTTGCGCTACCTTCTTGTTGATCTTCATCCTTTCAGTCTCCTTGTCCTAGGCGCGCCTTGAGTTCCTTGATGCGGGCTCGAAGACGCGCCTTCTTCTCAGCCCCTTTGTTGATCGACGCTTCCCCTGGTTCCTTCGGACGGAGACCAGTGAGTCTCTGATAGTCGCGCAGTTCGGCGGTGTTACGGAACGGTCTGGGCCCTTCCCGCCCGTCTGGCAGGATCACATAGTCTGGCCAGTCTGCCCGCCCTTCGTCGCACGCATAGTCCTCGATGACCGGCTGCTCTTGCCTGTCTTTCGGCCGTTTCGTGTGGATGAGAAACTTGAACCGGCCATCCCTGAACTCGTTCAGGTAAATAGCTCTGGAATGGACCTCGTGAGGAGTATCACCCTTAGGAACCTTCTCCCACTCATCCGGCGGCATGAGTTCCCATGTATCCTGTAACGGCGGGCAGTTTTCTCGCGGCAGTTTCATCCTCAAGCTGTCGATGAGTTGTTTCTCGTACTGCCGGTGGTTCACAGAGCCATCCCCCCATTCCTAGCCCCGAGGAGTTCCTGCATCATGCCAGCTTGGCCAGAAGGTGGGGCACCGCCAGCACCAGCCCCTTGCGGAACTATCTGAGCACCAGCGGCACCACCATTCATCGCCGTCTGACCGATCGTCTGCATGGCGGCCATCAGTGCCATCTGTTGCAGTCCGAAGATGAGCCCCTGGCTGTCCTGGAAGCCCATCTTTCGGTAGAGCTGGATAGCGAACTCGTTCCAGTCAGTGATCTGCGCTAACTGCGGGATCTGGCCGGCGATGCTCGCCCACTGGATCATCTGGGATGCCTTCGTGTCGTCGTCGATGGGACGCATGGAGCCTGGCTCGACACGTACCCGGAGACCCTGACGGACGTCCGCTGGTGTCCAACGGGTCTGTTTCCAGACATCCGCCGCTTCATCTCCCGCGATCCTGCGGACGCGATCAGCGTCAGGCTTGCCGTCTTCATCCCGGTAGAACTGGGCGCTCATGCCTAACCGCAGGCTGCCGCTGCCCGCGATGAAGTGCTCGAAGGCGTCGTACTTGTGGCCGCCACGGGCACGGGCGAATGTGGCGATCTCGTTAGATTCGGTGGCGGATGTGGCCGACTTGAGTGCTTGGCCGAACTGGTTCGGTCCGAGTCCTACTGAGATCAGGATGGAGCGGTCCACTAGCGACAGGAGGTTCATGGCCTCTGGCGACTTCACGTCCTTCGGCAGTTTCAGGATCAGGTCGCGCAACGCTCTCCCGCTGGCCATCGTGACGCCGACGTACTTCCCGACTTCAGGGCTGGCGGCAGCCTTCAACTCCTCCATCGACACTCCCGCCATCTTGTCGTAGAAGGTCGTGTCCATGTGTTCGCGGCAGTAGCCATCGATGACCTTCGTGAGCATCCACTCTTCCGCTTCGATGAGTGACAAGGCTGGCAGGATGTCCGACTGCGCGAACGGCGACCGCCCGTCATCGTTCCACCGGAGCACCTTGTACGGGCAGCCAACCCAGAAGGGGTTCTCCACCTGCTTCAAGAACTTCCCGTGGTCCTTGGCGAAGAGGACCATCTTCCAGCCGCCGCCTGGAAGGCGCTCGAAGATCTCGTAGAGGAGCACGAGATCGTAGGGGTTCCTGATGTCCTTGTTGGAACGGAGATCGCGCCACGTCTGGGTGCCAGTCGCGTTCGGATGCAGCTCTTTCCTGTTGTCAAGCGTCTCGTCAGCCTGAAGCGCCTCGACATCGGCCCAGACCATACGACCCATCCATTTGGCGTCCTCCGGCCCTGTCGAATCAGGGTCAATCAGAAACATCCACGGGTCGATCCGCCGGCTGTTGATGGCGTCCATGATGACGCGGCTGTCACCCTGGAATGTCTCCTGGTACTCCTGCGATTGTAGCCCCTCCGGCAGCATCTGTCCCTGGGTGGCTTCCGCCATGAACAGCAACGGGTTGGTCACGGCTTCTTCGGCCTGAGCGATGGCTTTATCCCGCTGGGTCTTGGCATCGAATTCGGCATCGTAGCTGGTGAGAAGGATGCCCCAGCCGGTCTTGATGCAGTCCCGGATGCACAGCTTGATCTCCCGGACGAGCGAATAGTCCACGTACCACTCGTTGTTGAGCATCGCCGCCAGCGCCGGCACCTCTTCCTTGGTGATGCGGCCGTGCCATCCTTCCAGGAAGAACTTCGGCCGACGGCTGAAAACCATGCTCTCGATGGTGTGGACGATGGAGTACACCCTGCCGACCCTGATCTCATCGCTAAGGAAGGATTCATCCTCGCCTCTGATCCCACGGCGGTCGTGCAGGTAGCGCGCCTCCACGAGATCCCACATCGCAGCATGAGGCTCACGCCTGGAGAGGTAGTAGTCCACGAGGCGCTGGTACCACTCCGGCGAGCCTCGCGCGATCTTCATCCGGTCGCGCTTCAGGCTTTTTGAGCCTACACTGTGTGGCGCGCCTTCAGGGATTCTCCGGATGATGCTCATGTCGCCACGATGATCCTGCACAAGCCAGCAGCAGTGTTGAACCGCCCGCTGATGTCTACGATGGTGTTCGCTGTCCCGATGGCTTCGTCAGCGCCGTCAGCCTGGAAGCTCTGGGAGTAGATAGCAAAGTGCTTCCCTGCTGGCAGCCTGAAGAACGCTACATCCGCTGCACCCGTCTGCTTCAGGCCGATCTCCATGTAGTTGGTGGCCTCCAGGTTCTCCACGTAGAAGTAGTCGAAGTCCGTCAGCGTCGCCCCCGCCACTGCCGTCCCGTCGGTGAACAACTGCACCTCCGTCGTCCCTATCGTGATGACGTGGTCGATGATGTTGGTGTAGGCCGGACTCTGGCTCAGGTTGACGGCGTGCTCATTGCCGCCGAGCGTCCCTCGGAGCTGGTACCGTTCGCTGAAGGTCGCCATCCATCATCCCCCGAAGCACTGCACCAAGGCCCTGTCGGTCACACTGCCGCTCGAACTGGAACTATAAATGTGCACGCCCGTGATCGGCGAGTGCGACTCCAGGATGATCCAGTTGCCCCCGGTCTGGTCAGCCTTGTGGATGATCCCAGTAGCAGACAACGCATTCACGTCCGTGCTCAGTGTGGGGTTGGCTGCGGAGTTCACACTGAGAGCCACCCTCCATACGTCAGTCACCGTGGTCGGGACGATAACCACCCGGTGGACGTTTCCCAAGGAGCTGATGTCCAGGTTGCTCTGCGTTGAAGTGACGATGCTAGCCCACTGCCTCGCCCCTAGGAACTTGTCCCACGAGAACGGTCCGCTGTTCGCCATCTTACGCTCTCCTTCTCCAGGCCCGGTGCATCGTGTACCGGCGGCCCTTGATCGCATCCAGAATCTCACCCATCAGCCACCCCGTCTTCGGAGTCTTCCGCTTCTCCTCGTCCCTCTGCGGATTCCATCCAGCCGCCCATACGTCCGACAGAGCGTCCAGACAGTCGTCGTGCTTGCTCGACGGAAACTGCTCCATCTCCATCGACAACACGTCGTACCCGTGTCTGATATGCAGTCCGCCGGCTCGCACCAGAGGATCCAAGGCTGAGATGCGGTCGTACTTCCGCGTCGTCGGACCACGGTGCATCTCCTTGATGTTGTAGGCCGTCCCGTGCTTCAGCATGTCCTCCCGCAACCACTGACAGAGCTGAAGCTGGTAGGAGTTCACCTCCACCATCACCATCGCCGACTTCCACTGCTCCACTTGCCGCCTTATCCAGTCCACCAGCAACGGACCTGACGGATGGCCCCGGTCGATGTCCACCACCCACAAGTGCCCGTCTGCATCTCTTCCTACCGTCATCACTACCGCAGGGTCGTGCTGCGTCTTCTCTGACCTGTTCGGGTCCACCGCCGTGAAGAACAACACCGGGCTCACACCCAACGTCCCGTCCTTCTCAAGGTCGAACCACCGCAGATCCTCCCGCCGGAACACCGCCATTCCCTCTGGCGTCGGATGGTTCAGGTACTGGTAGCTCCACTCCCACTGCGTACACCGCCGCTGCTTGTCCAGCAGCCGCTCCTTCGGCCACAACGCCCGGAAGATCGGCTCCCCGTCCAACTCCCCTGGCTCTCCGTACACCCCCCGCACGAAACTCCTAGTCTGACCAGCGTACACCCCTTCCGGATCCAACAGCCACCCGTGCGCGTCATCCCAGTGCCACCGCGTTCCTACGTCCACGATCTTCCCACCAGGCTGCAACGTGTGGTCGATGTGCTGGAAAAAGTCCTTCCCCTTCTGCCGCTCCTCTGCACTCTTGTAGTTCGTCTCGTTCACCACGTCATCCACCAGCACCAGGTGGTAGTGGAACCCCGCCTGCGCTGACGCCAGCGAACTCACGCACAAGCTCGGCACCTTCGTCCCGTCGTGACCCCGCACGTTCAGCTCGTACGCCAGCCATACATCCGACTGCTTCCGCCCGTTCTCCCACACCACGTCCGGGAACGCCGACCGAAACCGCTCGTTCCCCTCCAGGTGCCACTTGATCTCCCGCATCACCCGCTCCGCGAACACCGCGTTCCCGTGAGCGTACAGAATGTGCATGTCCGCCTGCCTCACCAGCCTCCACAACACGTACGCGATGCACAGACTCGTCTTTAAGTGCTCCCGGGGGATCAGCAGACTACTCACCGTCTCTCGTGCCCTCTCCACCCCCTGCAAAAACTCGCAGATCGCCCCGTGCAGACTCACATCCAAGTCAACCTTCAGCGACCCCTCCCGCGCTAACCTCGCCTGGTTCAGGCCGATCAACTCCCCTGCGAAGTAGAAGAAGCTCTCCAACCCTCTCGCCCTGTCCTCCCACGCCTGTCCACCCACCTCCGCCCTCGGGACCTCGTACCCACCTCCCTTCACCCGCGCCCTCTCCATCGCCGCCGCAAACGTCGTCCCACGCTTCCGGAAGTACGCCTCCGCCTCGGCCAACTGCGGATTCGCTCCCACCGACACCGTCACCTCACCACCCCCTTCAGTAACCCGTGGAAACCCCCTGAACCCTTCCGCTCACAACCTCGCCAGTGCTTCAGACTCACCGCCTCCAACCGACGACGCATCTTTCGCTCCGGCCACTCCACATCCCTTTTACATGCCAACCCCGCCTCAAACCCTCCCTCCCCTAACCGGATGAACAACTTGAACTTCCCCCCGCTCGGATGCCGTGCCCACATGTCCCCTACCGCCACTACTCCACCACTACACACACTCTCCTTCTCGTACTCCCTGCACTCGCACTGCCACAGACCGAACATCCTCCTCGCCCACGAAAACGGTGTCCCCGCACTCCTCCTACTCCTCGCTCCACCACCCTCACTCCGAACTCCAACCACTAACCCTTGTGGACCAGGGCACTCTTGTTCCACGTGAAACACTACATCTTGTGCCACTGGTCACCGGGTTACCACCTCCACCAGCCACCTGTCAAGAGCCTGCTCACATTCTTAAATGTCCGATTGTTAAACTCCGGTGCCTGATGTATCGTCTCCCCATGACCGTCTACCGAAAGCCCATCTCCTCCTTCCCGGACTCTCTCATCCCTGCCTTTCACTCCCTCGTTGACTCCTCCGCCGGACCCTCCGCCTGCTGGCCCTGGCGCGGGCCACTCAACTCCCTCGGCTACCCCCGTTTCGACCGCGGCTCCCGCTTCCGTGGCT